AAGCACAGATGCCGCCAAGGCCAAACAACTGCTGACCGATTTTGGTACCAAGTACAACGACATCTACGGGATCACAGGCAAAGTGGATCTTCCTTTCGACATCAAGGACAGCATATCAGAGAAGATTAAAGGATTTGAATTCAACACAGATGTTAAGAATCTGACATCGAGTCTAACGTCACAGGTGGTAGAGTCATTCACAGGCAAGAGCACGGAACTGTTCAAGGACAATGTTTTCGTAAACCAAGCAGGTGAACTATTCACACTGGGCAACAACACACTGTCTGGAATTTCAGGCAACATAGATTTGGCCAACGACGCCTTGAACTCTGTTCAGGGTCTCACAAAGAATCTTTCAGCGGGCAACATAGTGCCAAGCATATCCAACCTAAGCAGTATCACGCAGACGTATTCTAGTGTTGTGGGAGGCAAGATAGTGGGCATGAACCAGGTCAAGAGTTTGGCTTCTAAGGCGGGACTGTTCAACGCCAGGGACGCCTCTAGATTGGGACAGAGTTTCCTACAGAACGTGGGAGTGAACCTATCCAGCAAGATAGGTGCCATAGGTGGTGCGGTCAAAACATTCTTTAGTGGATTTAAATTCAGTGACCAAAGATTGAAGGCAGATATAAAATTAGTTGGCAAGTCGCCTTCGGGCATCAACATATATTCGTTTAAATACAAACACACCGATGGAACATATGAGGGTGTGATGGCACAGGAAGTTCCATGGGCGAGAACAATGACAGACACAGGATTCTACATGGTGGACTACAATAAAGTGGATGTGGAATTCAGGAGATTGGACTAATGGCAGAAGACAACAGAGATTTATCAAATAGAGCAGTAACATTCAAAGGCTTCAGCTCACGTGCTGACAAACAGAATTTCAAATTATACGACTTCGAAGTAGCCAAACAGGACCTGATCAACAGGCTTTCCGTTCGCAAAGGCGAACGTGTGGAGAATCCCGAGTTCGGCACGATCATATACGATGCCATATTCGAACCATTCACGGAACAACTCAAAGAGGCCATAGTGGAGGATGTCACGGCGAATCTCAACGCAGATCCTCGCATATCCACACAGGAGATATTGGTCACAGAGGCGGACAAGGGCATAGCCATACAGGCCACTATAACATATGTACCCCTGAATATCACTGAGAAACTGAGGTTCAACTTCGATGAGAACTCGCTTCTACGTCTATCTTAATAAGCGCATATTTCCTCGCATATAAATACCGTTGTATACACAATGGCCACAACAGACAGACAGAACAGATTACTAGTAGCCGAGGATTGGCGCAAGATCTATCAGGCCTTCCAACAGGCTGATTTCAAAAGTTACGACTTCGAGACACTGAGGAGGACCATGGTGGCCTATCTTCAGGAGAACTACCCAGATGATTTCAATGACTTCGTCGAGAGTTCAGAGTACGTTGCGCTGATAGACCTGATAGCCTACATCGCTCAGGCGCTTTCTTTCAGAGTTGACCTTAACGCCAGGGAGAACTTTCTTGAAACAGCGGAGAGAAGGAATTCAATACTACGATTGGCGAGACTTATCAATTACAACGCAAAAAGAAACAAGCCAGCAACAGGACTTTTAAAGATAGATTCCATATCCACGACTCAGAATGTCAATGACAGTTCTGGAACAAACCTAGCGAACCAAACTATAATCTGGAATGATTCCGCCAACTCTAATTACAGGGAACAATTCATTGCCATACTAAACGTGGCAAACCAGACCGGACAACTGTTTGGCAGTCCTAGGGAAGCAAACAAGATAGGTGGAGTAGACACAGAAGTATACACATTAAGTTCGAATCAACTAGATTTACCAATATTCACTTTCAGTAAAAGCATAGGCGGAACGACCAGAGCATTCGAAATAGTACCTAGCACAATAATAGATTCGGAATCCATCTATGAATCGTCACCGGTACCAGGAACTGGACTGACATACACATACAGATCAGACGGAGCAGGCGACAGTTCCAACAACACAGGATTCTTTTTCCTATTCAAACAAGGCACGATTGAGAGACAGGAATTTTCTGTAGACACGGCCATAACAAATTATGTTAAAAGTTTCGATACAACCAATGTCAACAACAGCGATGTGTGGTTGTATAAACTAGATCAGTTTGGACAGATCGCTGAACAATGGAAAAAGGTGCCTTCTCTGTCCGGCAACAATGCTATCTATAATTCTTTATCAAAAGATATCAGAAATATTTACAATGTTGTCACAAAAAACAACGACACGATAGACCTTGTGTTTGGTGATGGAAACTTCTCTAATCTACCATTGGGCAACTTCAGGACGTACTACAGGGTCAGTGATAACGCCAAGTATGCAATACAACCTGCCGACATGCAGGCGGTATCATTGTCGGTTCCTTACATAGACGCCAATGGTTCACAACAGACTTTAACTATATCTTTGAGTCTCAAACAATCGGTATACAACGCGGCCGCCACGGAATCGAATGACTCGGTCAGAGAAAAAGCGGCACAGGTTTACTACTCTCAGAACAGGATGATAACGGCAGAGGACTATCAAGTGGTACCACTTTCTGCATCACAGGAGATAGTCAAAGTAAGATCTGTCAACAGATCGGCATCAGGAATAAGCAGGGCCAAGGAAATAGTTGACCCTACAGGTGCGTATTCTAACGTGTCTGTGTTCGCCGAGGATGGAATTCTCTACAGGGAAGAAACCTCACCCACATTCACATTCACCTTCAACAACAGAAGTGAAATACAATCAGTGCTCGATGGTTCCGTTGAAGCAAAATTAAAAGAAGCATACGCTAGGCAGTTCTACTATGACAAGTACGATGCCAAGAGCCTGACGTCACTGACAGCGACATGGAATTCCACAACAACGACGACCAATACCAACACCGGATACTTCACATCGGGTGGTGCGTTGGCTGTAGGAAGTTCTGCAACATCCAATCTCAAATATGCCAAGGAAGGTGCTTTAATAAAATTCGCATCACCAGACACAAGGGAGTTTTTAAATGGGACACTAGTGACGTCAGGAACAGACAACGCCGAGGACAGGGCATGGGCCAAGATATCAGACGTGGTGGGCGATGGATCAAACGGTGGTCAAGGAAATCTTTCAACGGGAGTCGGACCGATCACATTGAATGACATAGTGCCAAATGGTGCAGTACTGAACGCGGTGATCCCTAATTTCGTTACATCATTCTCAACAGTTCTAGAAAAAGACATCATAGACAGGGTAGAGGCCTACGAAGACTTTGGTCTAAGATATGACGTGGACAGCGAGGAGTGGAGAGTCATAACGACGACCAACCTCAGCACCAGTACTGTGTTCAGTCTCGCAAACACCGGTAGCACCGCAGGCACTAATCTAGACGCCAGTTGGTGGTTCAAATTCACTAATGACGGCAACACCTACACGGTGCACTACAGGAAACTGGACTACATTTTTGAATCCGAATCACAGAACAAATTCCATTTTGACACAGAGGAAAGGATATACGATTACAAGACCGGTAACGTGGTCAAGGACACAGTTAAGATATTGAAAACGAATTCCATCCTGTCATCGGGCAACAGTATAGGTTATCCCATTACATGGCAGGTCACGGACACCGTGACCGAAGCCGACGGATTCCAAGACAACAGGAAGGTCAAGGTCGGTTTCTATGACAGTGATGACGACGGTGTCGTTGATAATCCGGAACTGTTTGACATATTTGTAGAACCAGACACATCAGTGTCTACAAAATTCGTGTTCTTCGAGAAGTATATCTCTTATGACACCATAGAAAGATTCAGACCTTACGCGGCGAGTAACTTCGTGGTGACACAGAATGAAACAGACATCAATCTAAATACAACAACATACACCGACGGACAACTATTTTATTTTTACGCAGACACAGAAAATGTTATCAAGAAATATAGTTCAACCACAAACACCTTGACAACGAACACAGATTACTATGCGAGGAGAGGTAGAAATTCGATAAACTTTCAATACAAACACCATGCGGGACAGGAAACAAGGATAGATCCAAGCGTGTCCAACATAGTGGATGTTTACCTATTGGAGAGGACCTATGACAACCTATTCAGAATATGGCTACAGGACGGTGGTGTTAAACCAACGCCATCAACGTCGGACCAACTGCGTATAAACTATTCAGGTGTGTTGAATCCACTTAAATCATTGTCGGATCAAATCGTATATCATCCAGTCAAATACAAGATTCTGTTCGGAACCAGTGCCAATGAAGAACTACAAGCAACATTCAAAGTTGTGAAGAACTCAAAAACGAATGTGACAGATGCAGTTATTAAGACAAGAGTGATAGCCGCAATAAATGAATTCTTCGCACTTGATAACTGGGACTTTGGAGATACTTTTTACTTCACAGAATTAGCCGCATACATACACAATGAATTGGCACCGGACCTACTCACGGTGGTCATCGTGCCAAACCAATCAGGACAGGGTTTTGGGTCTCTGTTCCAAATTAACTCAGCGGCAGACGAGATTTTCATCAGTGGGGCCACCGTTGATGATGTCACAATAATAAGTGCGCTTGGAGCCAACCAACTCGAGGCTTCCGGCACAGTCGTGACATCCACATCAACTGCCACTACCAACACCACGACAGGATCAGCGGTATCAGGCTCTACTACAACAGGTTCCGGTTCAAGCACCGGCAGTAGTGGGGCAGGATACTAATGGCCGACAATCCAACAAACGCACTGACCAACAACGAAGTCGTCAAGCAAGGCGATAACGAATACCGTAGAACAGTACAACACCTACCGGCATTCTACAGGACCGACACAAACCAACGTTTTCTCGCCAGCACACTGGATCCGTTAGTACAAAAAGGTCAACTGGAGAGATTAGATGGTTACATTGGTAGGCAGGACGCCTACACCAGACAAATAACAGACAGATACATAGGTGCCACCAGCAGGGATAGGTTCGCATATCAATTAGAACCTGCTGTGACCTACACAGATAAAGACACCACTTCTGTGAATCCGGAGGATCAAGTCAAGTTCACGGGAACATACGACGACTACATTAATCAGATAAAGTACCTGGGAGGCAAGGTCAACAATCACGACAGGCTCAACAAGGAGACCGTGTACAGTTGGAACCCAGCGATAGATTATGACAAGTTGGTGAACTACAGGGAGTACTACTGGCTACCCGATGGACCAAGTGCTATCACGATAGATTCGGTCGGCACGGGCGCGGTGGCCGAATACACAGTTGAAGCACTGCCCGATGACGGATCGTCCGGAAGGGCATACACTTTCCGACATCTCGAAAACGAGAGGAATCCAGAGATTACGCTCTGGAGGGGCAACACCTACAAGTTCACGGTGGAAGCACAGGGACATCCATTCTACATCATGACCGAGCCCAGCAGGGATGGCATTGGTGCGGACGGTTCGACATCAGTACTTTATACATCGGGTGTGACCAACAACGGTGCCGATCAGGGCACTGTGACATTTGTAGTGCCAGACGGAGCGCCAGACACTTTATACTATCAGTGCGGTAACCATGACGGCATGTACGGCATATTACACATCAGGACCGTGACCTCCACATCTCAGATCAACGTGGCCGACGACATAGTGGGAGTCAAGAACTACAAATTAAGAACGCTGTCATTTTCAAACGGCATGAAGATAAAGTTCACTTCCAGCAAGGTGCCAGCCGCGTACAGGAACAAAGAGTACTACGTGGAAGGTGTGGGTGATGCGATCACTTTGACCGATACTACGGTGCTGGCCACTCCAGAGAGCTACGCCACCGACGGTTCTCCCGTGGACAAGGATTACATAACCATCAAGAGGGATTCATTAGACCACAACGCATGGTCTAGATACAACAGGTGGTTCCACAGATCAGTGATAGAAAAAGCGTCGCAGGTAAATGGTACGACGACCGTGCTGGATGAGACCGACAGGGCCAAGAGACCCATAATAGAATTTGATTCGGGACTGTCACTATACAACTCAGGAACTGTGGCCAAGAATCCAGTGGATCTTTTTGACACCACAACCAAGGACGCCTTCAGTGATGTGTCAGGACAGTTTGGATACTTCGCTGACGAGACGGCCATAACGGACGGTATGAGGATCATATTCTCAGCGGACACGGATCCCCTGGTCAGGAGCAAGATATACGTGGCCAACTTCGTGGACGCGGGTGATTCCACTGTGCTGTCGTTAACTTTGAACGAAGACACCAACGGCACCGCACTGGACAAGGACACAGTGTTCGTCAAGGGTGGTGTCAACAACAAGGGCAAGTCATACTACTATGATGAGGCCACCACATTGTGGAAGGCCACGCAACAGAAGACCACGCTGAACCAACAGCCGTTGTTCAACATGTACGACAACAACCACACCAGTTTCGATGACGCCACTGCGTATCCCAACTCGTCTTTCGAGGGAGCCAAAGTGTTTGCCTATGCCACTTCAGACACGGCAACTACAGACACGGTGCTGGGGATAAAGGTCAAGTACAACACCATCAACAACGTGGGCGACATCGTTTTTGAATCAGACCACACGTCAGGCACGTTCACGTATCAAGTGGATGGCAAGACAACCACCAAAAATTTGGCCGAGGGACACCTACACTACACCACGGGCCGGACTACGCATAACTCGAAGAGTGCTTGGATCAAGCGGACCAACGAGAGCAAACAGCGTGTGATAAGGACGCACATCGTGGACGCCACGGAGAAGAGGCTGTTCCCGATTGATTTCTACAAGGATTCCAATTCGTTGACCGATCTAGAAGTATCAGTGTCCGTGAACGGAGTGAGGAAGACCTTGACCACGGACTACACCTTGGTCAACGGTACAACCAACAAGTACATCAGGTTCGTCAATGAACTTAAAGTCAACGACCAGATAAGGATAGCCGGTTACAGCAATGCCGTGAAAGTTGCCGACAAGGGCATATACGAGATACCTGAGAATCTGAGCACGAACAGCCTAAACCAGACCATAGGCACGTTCACGTATGGACAGATACTTAAACACGTCACCGACATATTCGACAAGAACCAAGATCTCACAGGCACGGTGCCGGGTGCTACAAATCTCAGAGACATACCGGAAGCGAGATTGAAAGGTGGTACTATACACCAACACGAGGCACCACTGGTGCCAGCGATATTCAATTTAGTTGACCAGGAGGCCAATGCCATAACGGCCATAGATTATGTCAACCAGGAATACGAAAAATGGTACAACACATTCTTGACAAAAGCGACCGGCACGGCATATGAGGGTGTGGCCAGAGACAGGGTGGATGAGATAATAGAAAGCATCAACTTGGGTAGGAACAGCTCGTTCCCGTTCTTCTATGAGGACATGGTTGGTTGGGGACAGAACGTGTCCACTAGGACATACACGGTACAGGGAACATCACAGAAAGACTACGCAATAGACTCACAGCACAGTGTCACAACACTGAGCAACAGGGCGGTGTATGTGTACGTCAACGACACACAATTAATATTAGGCACAGACTACACATTCAGCACAACTGACGATAGTATTACAATATCTAAAGCACTTGCAGTGGGCGACAAGATAGTGATCAAGGATTACGCCGACACAACCGGAAGTTACATTCCGCCAACTCCGACCAAGTTGGGAATGTATCCAAAATTCACGCCTGAATCCTTCACAGACGACACCTATGTGACCAGCCAGACAGTGATCAGGAAACACGATGGATCGATAATAAAGGCCTACGGTGATGAACGAGATGATCTTATACTGGAACTCGAAAAGAGGATATACAACAACTGTAAGACTGCTTATGATCCAACACTATTAGACATACACGATGTATCGCCAAGTGCTTTCACATCAACCGATTACACATTGGCGGAGATCGATGATGTAATGGGCACCGACTTCTATGCCTGGGCAGGAAGGAACAGTGTGCAGTACATCAACAACACCACGTTCACAGAGGGCTCACCATTCACCTACAACTACGCGAATTCAACAGGTAGGCTTACAGGTGCCAAACTGCCAGGACACTGGAGAGCCATCTACAAGTACCACTACGACACTGATGCACCACACACCAGACCATGGGAGATGTTGGGCTATTCAGAGAAACCAAGCACCTGGGAGGACACCTACGGGCCTGCACCTTACACGTCAGGCAACGACATACTTTGGGACGCTGTGGCCACAGCGGCCGGCAGGTACGGCAAGCCAGGCATCACCAACTACCTACCAGTGGACGCTTCCGGTAACTTGCTTGATCCCATAGCGGCGGGACTGATAGATAATTTTGACATACCGGGCAGGAGACAGCCTTGGAAGTTTGGTGATCAGGCACCAGCGGAGACCTCTTGGAGGAGATCATCAGCATACCCTTTCACAATTATGAAAACACTGGCCATAACCAAACCGGCCAAGTTTTTCTCGAACTTCTTTGACGTGTCCAGGTTATCGATCAACGTTGCGGGAAACCAGATATACACCGACACGGGAATAAGGAAAGTTTTATCAACGGCCAAGTATCACCTCGAAACTTCGACGAACAATAACACGGGCACGACAACCAGATATCAGACAGCAGGATACCAAGTGTTTGTTGTGAACCACATGGTGTCAAAGAACTTGGATCCAGTTTCTTTCTATTATGACAAGATGAAAGGTATGGATGTTCAGCTGGCCTATAAGTTAGGAGGATTCACAGACAAAGACAACATCAAAGTGTTGACAGATTCTGTATCGCCCGGGTCTACGGCAGGATCTAAATTCATACCTGATGAGAACTACAAAATACTATTCAGGACATCCAATCCGGTCGAGAGCTTTGGCTACTCAGGCGTGCTGATAGAAAAAAACACGGACATAAGTGCAGACGGGTCGACACTACTAGGAGGATACAAAGTATTAGGTTACTCAACAACCAAACCTTACTTCAAGTTCAACTATCCGGTGAAATCCACTGTCGGTGGCACCTTGTCTGTGACAGGATCTGTGGCTGTTTCACAACACAAAAATTATCAAGAGACCGTGCAGACCATACCTTATGGCTATGTGTTCAGCACCATCCAGGACGTGGCGGATTTCCTACTGGGATACGGACACTGGTTGGAATCGCAGGGTTTCCGATTCAACAAGTATTCCAATGAGTTAAAGGAGACCCTAAACTGGACCAACGCCGTGAGGGAATTCCTGTTCTGGACCACACAGGAATGGGCACCAGGGTCGGCTATCACAGTGTCACCGGCCGCGGATGGCTTTGAGTTAGACACCAACAACAGTATAGTGGGCAGGTTAAGGAACCTAGCGGGCGACTACTCATTGTTAGACGCTGGAGGTAGGAAGATAGACATACGTGAGATCAGCACAAAACGTGTGGGCAAGACTTTTGATTTGAGTATCAAGTCACAAGAAGTTGGCTTATATAATATTTCATTGAACACGGTACAGAAGGAACACGTATTGATCTTTGATAACAGCACAGTGTTCTCAGACATAATATATGAACCATTTACGGGATTCAGACAACAGAGGTTGAAACTAGTGGGCTGGAAGACAGCCAATTGGAACGGCGACTACTACGCACCAGGTTTTGTTTTCGACGCCGCACAGGTTACGTACTGGAAAGCCAACACTGATTACAGGATAGGGGATTCTGTGGAATACCAAGGCAAGTTCTACGTTGCGAAGATCAATCATAACTCAACAGGTACATTTGACAGCATTAACTGGACACTGAAATCAGACAAGCCAGCACCACAGTTGATACCCAACTTCGACTACAAGATATCTCAATTCAATGATTTTTACAATCTCGAGACCAACAACTTCGATGAATCACAACAACAGTTGGCACAACGACTGATAGGATACCAATCTAGAGATTATCTGGAGAACCTGTTCGTAAATGATGTTTCTCAGTACAAGTTCTATCAAGGGTACATTAGGGAGAAGGGCACACAGTCCGCAATAGACAAACTGCTCAAGGCCAAGTATGAGAACTCAGACATCGATTTAAGCCTATACCCGGAGTGGATGATCAGGACCGGTGTCTTTGGGAACACTGACTCAAAGGAAAACATACAGATCACTTTGAGTGACGATGAAGTAAACACAGATCCTCAAAGTGTTGAACTTTTAGATAATACGGCAGACACAAAAGAATACCGCAGATCATTGGCGGTAATCAAAGAGAACCTTTACAGTAAACCTGTGGAGTACACGGCCGCTACCACTTTTTCACAATTAGACTATACCAAGGCCGGAGTGGACAGAGAAAGGGTACAGGTCTACAAGACAGCGGGCTATCCACAGCCAGAACAGGTACAGCACACAGCGTTTGACATATCAGATCTACTGAACCTTGACATTAACTCGATCACCAAGAACGATCTCATATGGGTGGCCAACAAGCAGAACAAGGACTGGGACGTGTTCAGGATGACCAATGCCGGGATCAAGATAGACCAACTCAGCACATCTGAGAATGGTACCAGACTGTTGATACAGTTCACGGGATCACATGGCTTATCCGCGGGCACCAACACCACGGAGGCCGACTACTTCGCAATCTCAAACAGCGAGGCTATCACACTGAACAGGGTTTTTCAGGTGGTCAGCGTGCCAGATCACAGGACCGTGATCGTGGACTACGAGGACAATGTCAACTTCATCCCAACCTTGGCGGACGGTTCCACAGCGGACAGTTACGGCAATGTGTACAAGTTCATCTCTGTGAGGTTGAGTTCAATGGACAACGTCAATGACAGAATCAACTACAATGTTTACAACGACAAGGACGAAAACCAACAGGTCAAGGTAGAGGGCGACAAGGTTTTCGCAGACGCGGACAGTTCGGGACTGTGGCGTGTTTACGAGAAGCAGGATCCATACACAGAATTCAGGACACTGTCGCCAGACACAGCGACATCAGACCAAAGTTTTGGTTATCGTGTAGTGGCACGTAACGATGGAAGGACAGCGGTTGTATCGGCACCGGGCAAGGGACAAGGCGAAATACACTTCCTGTTCAGGTCAAGTCACTCGGCGGGTACGGAATACTCGGTACAGAGCACGGTGACAATGACCGAAAATGATGACAACACCAGTAGATTGGGTGAATCTCTTTCTATCAGTACTGATGAGAACTTCGTGATTGCTGGAGCGCCATACACAAACGTGCTGACCAATGACGGAAGCACTAGATATTACAACGAAGGACTTGTGAAAGTTTATGTGTGGGATCCAGACACATTCAAGTATGGTCCTCTTTCAACGCTGACCGCACCCACAGACGGATCCACAGCAAACGAAGATTTGAATTTTGGTTGGGCACACAAGATTGCGGAACCCACAGCAGGATCAACCAGGAGCACCAACCAGAAGTATCTGTTTGTGTCAGCACCTGGACACAACAACGACACGGGTAGGGTTTACATGTACACCTGGGGCATAGGTGCTGACGGTTCAACATACGACACTTGGACACAGGATCTAATAATCGACGCACCAGCGGGTGGTTCGGGACAGCGGTTTGGACACAAACTAGAAGTAAATGATAACGGCGACATACTTGCCGTGAGCTCATTGGCACCAGGCAATGCCGGCAAGGTGGAGATATTCGTGAGGACATCGCAGGCCAATGACGACAGCACAATCAATTCATTCGCACTGGTACAGACGCTGACAGGGGTGGAAGAGGACGGTTCGACCTTGAACACAGCGTTCGGTGATAGTATAGCCATGAGCAAGGACGGTACGACGCTGGCCATAGGAGCACCTGGTTTTGACAACACGGACCAGGCAGACGCGGGTGCGGTATACATCTACAAATGGAACAGGGACGGTTCAACCAACACCTACACACTGGATCACACGATAAACGAGCCAGGTGACATAAGTGACGCCAGGTTTGGGTCATCACTGTCTATGAACCAGTCAGGAACCAGATTGGCGATAGGTGCTGAGAAATCAGCCAATCCTAGACCGATGAAATTCGATTCGGGTGAGACCACTTTCGACCTACAGGACACCAACATAGTTGACCTAAACACAGGTTCAGGTGCGGCATACACTGCTACAGTGTACAACACCAAGTTCGTGTTGGATGACAGGATAATATCAGACAACGTTTCAGAGAACGACGACTACGGCAGGGGTGTGTGCATGATCGACAACAACCTGTTCATAGGAGCACCCAAGGACGAGGGCAACACTGGCTTGAGCAATGACGGTACGATGTACTGTTATGACCTCACAGTGCAGGACGAGTACGCATGGAAGAACATCACCACAGAGACAGCACTGGTTGACACAGCCAAACTTGGACAGGTGTTTGATTTTGACAACAAGACCAAACAGATCAGAGACTACTACGATCTGTATGACCCAATAAAAGGCAGGATACTGGGAGTGGCGGACAGAGAGATCAACATCAAGTCCCCATGGGATCCGGCGGTGTACAACACCGGTGAAAACGCCAACACCAAGACACCATGGGCGGAGAACCATGTCGGTGAGGTATGGTGGGATCTATCCACGGTGAAATGGTTATGGTATGAACAGGGCACACAGGAATACAAGGTCAACAACTGGGGTAGAACTTTCCCAGGATCAAGCATAGACATATATGAATGGACGGAATCTCAGTTCACTCCAACTGAATGGAACACTTTATCAGGCACACAGGAGGGTGCATTCGCCACAGTGACCGGAGAGGCGGAGCAAAACTTCACGGTGGTACAGAGATACAGTTCTAGGACAGACACTTTCGTGAACAGATATTACTTCTGGGTCAAGAACAGATCATCGATCCCATCAAACTCGGTGGTGAACAGGAAGAACACCACGGCACTTGTGGCGAACCTGATCAGGAATCCGGAAAACTCGGGCATGAAATACTACTCGGTAACCGACACCAACAAACTGATCATAAACGGTGCGAACGATCTCGTCAACAGCGACATCGTGCTGAACGTGGACATCAGGACCAACTCGTTCGATGGAGACGCACACTCGGTTTGGAAACTGGTGCGTGAGGGCGATCCAGACTACAGGCCAGGACACCAGATAGAGTCTCGCTGGTGGGATTCACTGTGCGGCAAGAACACCGCGGGCGATGCCGTACCTGACGTGGACCTACCTTTGAATCAGAAGTACGGAAACAACGTGAGACCAAGACAGAGCTGGTACACGGATAGGTATCCGGCACTCAAGGAGATAATAGATTATGCCAACTCCGTATTGAAGAAGAATCAACTGGTGGGACAGATCAATCTAACCAATTTAGATTCAAAGGAAGCGGAACCAACAAGCGCCAGTGGACTGTGGGACGGACAGGTGGACACCTACGCTGAACTGGGTTACCTTAACACGGCGGACCTTTCAGGCACTGTGAACTACTTGGTCAAAGCAGACGAGACCGCCAACAACTACTGGGCGATATACCAATGGGATGGAACGGAATGGTCAAGGACGAGGATACAGACATACAACACTTCGAACTACTGGAGTTACACAGACTGGTACAAGACCAATGGAGACATGACCCACGACGAGAACACCGTGATAGACAAACAGGTCACCTATGAGTATGAACTAGACACCCTGGATCTCGCAGTGGGCAAACACGTCAAGGTAACATCAGCGGACACGGGAGGTTGGAAACTGTTCATGAGGACTGCCACGGGTTGGGAGAACGTGGGCACGGAGAATGGTACCATAAGATTATCAACAAAATTATATGATTACACCCAGGACGCTACGGGGTATGACGGCGATGACAATTTCGATGACAACACGTTCGACCAGGAGCCCGTCACAGAGACCAGGAAGGTTCTTACAGCACTACGAGATGATCTGTTTATAGGTGATCTCAAAGTTGAGTACAACACACTATTCTTTACAGGACTGAGAAAAGTGTTAGAACAACAAACATACGTTGACTGGATGTTCAAGACCAGTTTCATCAATGCCGTGAACAGGGTGAGGCAGTTTGATCAAAGGAAGACCTACACCACAGGCACAGACAGTTGGATAGAAGACTACATCAATGAGGTTAAACCTTATCACACCAAAATAAGAGAATACAAATTAGGTTATTCAGCACCAGAACAACACGATGGTGTGATCACAGATTTTGACAACCCACCGTTCTATGACGATTCCGTTGGCAAGATAAGATCCATCAACCCGGCGACAGAGACCACTAGGCTCACGCAGTACCCATGGCAGTTGTGGTACGACTACCACAGGAAGCACGTGGAATCGATCACGGTTTTCCATGGAGGATCAGGATACGAGGTAGCACCAACAGTGACCATAACGGGAGATGATTCTACATCGGCGACAGCCACAGCAACCATCAGTGGAGGTTCAGTAACTGCTATTACAGTGACCGGAATAGGATTTGGTTATTCCACCACGCCAACAGTGACCATAACAGGTGGTAAGGCGGATGGTTCAACCCCATCGGACGTGGCCAAGGCCTACGCCAACCTGGGCAATGATCTGGTTAGGGATTTCAACACCACGATAAAATTTGACAGGATAGCCAGCACATCCACGGTGGTGGATTGGGCGGCCAACACCAGTTACGCCTACGGAGACAAGATAAGATACAACAATGAACTTTACAAGGCGGTGAGTGCGTTCACATCGACCACGGACTTTGATGACAACATAGGTGCAGTCAGCAAGTACTACGGTGACGAGTCGGGCCTGACGGCGGCGGACAGGATCAAGGGATTCTACACACCATCAGCGGGAATGCCGGGCAACGAGCTGTCACAGGTGATGTCGGGCGTGGACTACGGTGGCACCATGGTCACAGGACTGCTGTTCACACAGAGCCAGGGGTGGGATCAGTCGGCTTGGTATGATTACCCATGGGACAACTATGGCTTATCGAGGACGGTACCGTTCTTGGCGGATGGTTCGACTGCAACATACACGTTCCCAACGGCACCAGAGTCAGGCACAGTTTATTACGTTTACACTTCAAAAGACGACAGCACAAGGACCAAACTGTCAGACATCATAACGGGTGACGGTAGCACCAAGACATTCACGCTGAGCACCACACCGGACGAGAACGCACTGGTGGAATTCATACCATCAGATGACGATGGTGTGTTGACACCAACTGACGACAGGACTCTTGATTCAATAATCAAGGGTGGTCTGTTCACCAAGGACGGACTGTACGCCTCGGCGCTGGGATCAGCACCTAGTGACATCAACGTGGACGGCGACGAGTTCCTATCACCCACAACCAGTTACGCACCGGAAGAGGTTGTGCCAGGACAGATCTTTGACACGGTTGACATCAAGGTGTACACATCACCGGAATCGGGCGTGCCGTTCATTACAGAGAACACTTACATAGGTAATGGAAGTACAACTACCTATTCGATAGGAGATTATCCGGGCACATTGGCATCAGTCATGGTGACAGTTGATGGAGTGACTAAAAAAGTTTCGTTGGATGGATCGACGGCGGCGGACTACACGGTGGATGTGTCGGCGAAAACTATAACATTTACATCAGCACCAGCAAACACTAGCATCATCACAACAAAAGTGTTTGCTATATCGGGACAGAATTACAGGGTGTTGGATCAATACACGGGTGATGGTTCGACTGTGGAGTTCGCGACGTCAGTGAGGGAAGACTTCAACATAGATTCAACAGCATCCGAGATCTACGTGACCAAGAACGGATTACCTACCACGGCATTCACTTCAACGGTGTCTTCTGGAAGCAGTTTCTCAAATACTTTGACCATAACATTCGTTGAACCACCAGCGGCAGGTGACTTCATACAAGTGGCAGGTTTCCAAAAGACAGTCGCGTCAAGAAGTGTTGCACAGATAAGAGCCGAGGACATGACCTATGATGGTTCAACAACCAACTACGCAATCACATACCCACCGGGATCCGTGACACCTCTACATGGTTTGACAATAGTCGAGATGGGAGGAAAGATTCTGAGAGGTCCAGACACAACTTACTACGTGGGTGATGGAACAACTTACACATTTGGAATAGCATCGGGATTGAGCGATGGATCAACAGTGGATCCGGCAAAAGTCATTACGAATTCAAACCAAATAGAAGTACACTACAATGGTAGGAAACTTGTGGAAGGTGCATTACCGTCAGGAAACTATACCGTGGACTTAGGAACCCAGACGGTGAGCACAAATGCTCCGGCCAATCCTGGAGATGTTGTTGCCATAACAACCTTGGTAGACAAGCAGTACTACGTGGACAGCAGTAGTAGTTCTCCTGCACTAGTGCTTGATATCACACAATTAACAACAGATGGATTCTCAGCAGGTCCGATGAGGGTGACAACATTCAACAATGCCCTCGGCATGAAGATGAGAAGGGAAGTATTAGAGGGAAGACCTAGCGGAGTACATGAACTGTACTACACACCACTAAACGCTTCGTACATGTTTGTGTGGTTAAATGGTGAGCAGTTGGCACAGGGTTTTGATTACACACTTTCTGGAAGCACTATCACGATATCAGGCAAGACTATTACATCATCTGACAGACTAGATGTGATGTACTTCGCACTGGAATCTGCCACAGGCGCTGTGGGTTACAGGATATTCAAAGACATGATGAACAGGACGTTCTACAAACGTATTTCAAAAACACACACCACACAACTCACACAGACACTAGCAGTGGATGATGAGACTATTACAGTGGCGGACGGATCAGTTTTAGCGAACCCACAGACCGTGATCGGTCTAGACGGATCAACGGTGAGCACCATAATACCAGGCGTGGTGTTCATAGGTAAGGAAAGAATAGAATATTTCACCAAGTCCAACAACTCTTTGGGACAACTGAAGAGGGGGACCTTGGGAACAGGAACTAAGGAGCATGGATCAGGCACAGCGGTGGTAGACGCGTCTGGTACTCAAACCATCCCTTACGTGGACACAGTGTACACCAACACCTTCACAGGTGATGGAAGCACAATAGCGTTCACTCTATCACAAACACCGACCAGCGCTAGTGAGTTAGACATATTCATTGGTGGCCAACGATTGTTGCTCACTAGCGAGGATGGATCAACCATAAATTATTCTGTGGACGGAAGCACACCGGTGGTCACATTAAGTAGCGCACCCGCTGACGCCGTACAGATCAAGATATTACACAAGAGAGGACAGGTATGGTACACTGCGAAAGATGGCAATCCTGCTGATGGTAAAGGACTACAGGGTTCTACCACACAACAGGCTCGATTCATAGCAGAGGAGCCCACAAACTCACCTGAATAAATACACTAGATGACACAGGACAACAAATCACAAGAATCAAAAGAAGAGAGCAAGAAGCCACAGGATCACACCGGAGTGATGATGACTGGGCACATCAAGATTTTCGATCCAGAGACGGGCGAGGTGATCGTGGACAAGCGCAACGCCATACACTATGAGAACATGAGTCAGGCCATGGCCAACTCACTGGCCAACAAGAGCACGGGATTCATACATGAGATGGCATTTGGAAATGGTGGTACTTCTGTTGATCCAACTGGTATCATAACTTACCTCACTCCAAACTCGACAGGGACCAACGCCACCCTATACAATCAGACTTATTACAAAGTGATCGACGATAACTCGACAACGAACAAGGACACCACCAGGAACAAGATGGAAGTGAGACACATCACAGGAAATAAATTCACTGACATCGTGTGTACATGTACACTGGACTACGGCGAACCCACAGGACAGGCGTCATTCGACAACA